ATCGAATTTACCTTGATCTCTGACATAATTAACTAGGTTTTGGGTTAGCGTCTTTAACCGCTTTGATGTGGGTTGCCCACGTTCCAGTTGTATCTAGTTTACCTGCAACAATATCCTTGTACAACATATCTAATTGATTTACCAAACTATCATAAGAATTTCTTCTTAAAGATTTATAAGAGTCATTCTCTAAATCCCATGCACTTTGCAATGCTGTTAATCCATTAGTGCAATCACTTTCACTTGGTTTAGAACCACCATCAAGTACAACTAAATTTGCATATATCTTGTTAGAAGAATCAGTCCAACCAAACCATTGTCCTGTTCTTACTGTTACTAAATAATCTTCAATATGTGTGGGTCGCATTATGTATCTCCTAATCTGATAAATCTAAAAGCAGTATATTCTGGAGAAGTACCGCCAATAACTCTTGTAGTATTTGACATTATTGTTTTAAATCTAATTTTATGGGTAGACACATTAGTAATATCCAATAAAGAACTAATAGCAATATTAGAATATCTTGAAGAACTGTAATCTTCACCAAAAGTATAACCTGATGATGCGTCTACATAATTAGTGCCATCTGAAGTAAATTTAATAAAAACTTGTGCTAGTTCTTCTGCTCTATTGGATTGAACATTGATAGTAAATTGAGCCGTAACTAACCAGAAACCAGTAGAAGGGAAAGTAAATATCCCACTAGATTGAGTCATTCCAGTACCTAAATACGAAGCTCCAGTAAAGCTTGATCGTGCAAGGTTACTTGCAATGGGGTCTGTTGTGTCTGTTCCAGAACTAGCAGTATAAGTTGTAGTCAAAACCCAATTATCTGCCTCAGTTACACCATTAACTGTTGACAATGTTGCATCTGCTGAATCAGGTAATGTAAAAACTCTGTTATTAGCAGAAGAAGAGGGTGCTTGTAAGCTGAAAGACCCACCACCTGATGCTGCGTTTAGTTTAATCTTTGCGGTCATGGTTTAGGATATTTGTCTTTAGTTGTTTTAATTGTAGCTTTCCAAGCATCTATACCATTATTATAGATGTCGTCTAACTGGTCAACAATAGAAGGATATTCTGCTCTTCTTTTAGATTTGTAACTGTCATTTTCTAAATCCCAAGCTGTTTGTAAGGCAGCAAGTCCATTTGTGCAATCACTTTCAGTTGGTTTTGCACCGCCATCTAAAACTACTAAATTTGCATAGATTTTGTTTTTACTATCTGTCCAACCAAACCATTGTCCTCCACGAGCAGTAATAAGATAATCTTCTATGTGATTTGGTTTTCCTGTTATTGGATCTGCCATGTTAAGTATCTCCTAAACGCAAAATTGTTAGACCATTATAACTAGCTTCAGTTGAACCTTGAAATATTAAAGTACCCCATGCTTCATATTCAAAAAACCTAAATTTATGAGTAGAAACATTTGTAACATCAAACATAAAACTCAAAGCACCAGTGCTTCTATTGTATTGAGAAGGTGCTATTACATAAAATGTTGCTGCTTGAGAATAAGTGCCATTATCTGTTGTTGTTTGGAGATCAATTTGTCCATATCTGTCATTACCGCTATTTCTTCTACCTGTACCAAAAAAATTTATAAAATATATACCAGTTGAGGGAAAGCTAAAAACCCCAGAAGATTCTGTCATGCCAGTTCCTAATTGACCAAAACCATCTGTATCTACTCTTTCCCAATTAGATGTTATTACTGCACCAGAAGAATCAAATGTAAATTCTGAATTAATCCTCCATTGATCTGCCATTGTTATTCCAGCAGTTATCCCACTAACGCCGCTATTACTTATTGCCATTCTTTCAACACCGCCAGTTGAAAACTTGATAGTGTCAGCAGAAGGAAATGTTATACCAGTATTACTATCCGTTCCAGTTACAGCAGGGGCAGATACGCTTCCATCAACCCCAGAAATACCAGTAGTGCCGTTAATGTTTAAAGCCATAATTAAAGAATAACAAGAATTGCACCAGATGGCACGGTAATAGTAACGCCTGAGTTAATTGTAGGACTTACTGTATGTGCGTTCTTTCCAGCAGAAATACTGTAAGAAGTTGTAGCAGCTTGATCTGATTCAAAAAATACTTCATCAGTACCGCCTCCAGTAGCTCCAGCACCTCCTCCAATAGCACCCCAAGCACCATTGTTATAGCCTTCAAACTGATTAAGAGTTGAGTTATGCCTAAACATACCAACAGCAGGGCTTCCATCTCTCTGGGCTGTTGTACCAGATGGGATATTTAGACTAGAAGTATAATTATGAATTACTTTGCCTGTAAAAGTAGAACCTGCAAGTGCTGCTAGACCTAGATTAGTTTGTGTTACGTTTCCTATTGTTATATAGCCATTATTAGCTGCATTTCTAAGTTTTAAAAGGCTAGATGTTGTATTAACAGATAATTGAAAAGCTACATTTGCACTAGGGTCACTACTGCCACTATTTAATGTTTGTATTGCACCTAAAACAGCATTAATATCACTTCTTACATTTGCACCTGTATCATTAGCTATTGTATAGTCTGTAACTTGTGACATAACTAAATTACTTTACCTTTAATTTTAAGCACCTTTACCAAATCCTACCGCAACATAGTTAAAATTTCTACTAATACTTGCATTTGATGAGTTTTTGAAATGGACAGTAAAACCTGTACCAGATACACTTGTAACTTCAAAATAATCACCACTAGCCATATTCTGACCAGTAATACCAACAGAAGGTAAGCTACTGTTTACACCATTTAAAGAAGAAGTACCAGTAAAAAACGCCTTATCAAATGTAATAGCTTTTGCACCTGCACCACTACTTATAGCTGTAGCACTTTGTTCTGTTCTTCTTTGAAATGTTGCTGTATATCCTAACTGAGTTACTTTTATATCTTGTGCAGGGTCACTACTTGTTAATTTTGCTCTAAATTGTAAACCTCTTGCCTTATATGTACCATTAGCAAAAGTTTGAAATGCACTATAACTAGGTGAGCCAGATGGGTCTGTTTGTGTTGTTCTTACAAGTAGTTCAGCATTTACTGCAGTAGCTTCTAGACCGTCAAAATCTGTATAGTCATCTATTAAACCTCTTGCATCTAATAAATTACTAGGTAAAAAACCTTCTGTTAGAAAATGTCTTTGCAGGTCTATAGAAAATACAGCACCTAAATCTAAGGTTGTAGCAAAATCATAAGTACCTAAAGGTACAATGCCGCCAAAATCATCTAATGAGGATACTAAATCAAAGTCTGTAATATCATCAAAATTACCACCACCTACTAAATTTAAAGAAGTTGTTGTTGCATCATAGGCAACATTAGTTTTAGTACCTTGAAACTGTGGGTTGTCTGTATCTTCTCTCCTTGTCTGTGCTAATAAAGAACCTTGTGTATCAGGTAAATCTAAAATTATAGAAGTAGAACTATTACTTAATATTCCTGAGTCATCAGCAAACCTAAGTAAATATTCCCCTTCCAATCTAGGTACAGTAGCTTCTGTTGTATTACCTGCTAATGCTTCTATAAGGTCTACTGCGTTAGAAAATGTACCACTACCATCTGTTTTTGTAGAATGACGTACATAAACCCTACCACCATGTGTTACGTCTACATCTGTTGATAAATCCCACCTTAGTCTTATAAGTTTTTCTGATATTGGTTCTGCTGTAAGGTTACTTACATTTGCAGGTACAGCAGTTTTACCAACAGCATTAAATGTTAAATCAGATGATGTTGCACTAATTTCTAACGCTGCATTATATGCAAATATCTGTATTTCATAAACACCTTTTTCTGTATTAAATATTTCAAAGTCTGGTCTACTAACTGTCTGTGAAGTGTAGTTACCATTATTAAACCTATAGTTAACCTGATATTGAGTTACACCTGTAATTGGTTGCCAACTAATAATTAATTTTGCTACCGCCTGATTGTTTATAACTACTATCTTTTCATTAGCAATAACATTATTAGGTGGGTCTACAGGTTGGTTTAAGATTGATACTGTTCTTGTAGGTAATGCAGTACCATCTTCTATAAATGCATATTTTTCTGGTACATAAGATAATGCACTAATATTGTAATTTACTGAATCCTGTTCCTCTACTGATACAACTCTAAATTTTTGTGCAACAACTGTTGTATCTTGTATTAACCAGATTGTATTAACATTAGGTGTTGTACTAAATGCACTATCTACAGAAACTACGGCATTAGATATTCCTGTTACATTCTTAGTTTCTACTGTCCCATCTGGCATTATTACGCTAATTGTAGGGCTGTTGGTAGTAGGTAGGTCAGTATTAGCAGTATCATCTACAGTTATTGTTGTAGTTGTCGCTGCATTTACCCTTCCACCTCTACGTACACCTGCTCTTACAGGGTCATTTATTTCTATAACCGCACCTGGTCTTAGTATTACACCGCTATCTATAGAAGTTGTAAATGTTATAACCTCACTTTCATTCTGTTCTGCAAATAAAATTGCTCTACCTAATCTTGCTGCCTGACCTCTTGAAGTACACGCAAATGCAGATACTTGTTTTAAGTTAACTCCTAATTTATTAACTGCAGTAGTATCTTCTATTACTTCAAAATCTATTTCCTGTGTATCCATGTTGAAGTAGCTAACACTTATTACGCTATGTCTTTGTTTTAGATCGCTACCTGTATAACTAAAACCTTCTTCTGATACGTTAGATAAGTTAAATAAATAACTTGCATCTGTAGGTTTATCTTGTGTAATAATCATTGCCCCTGCTGACCATATAGGCATACAACGCATTACACCAGATAATTCATTTATTAAATCAAATGCTTCTTCTGCACTTTGAATATTTACATTACAACTAAATCTAGCTTCCTGTCCTCCTAATCCGTCTGATACTAAAGTATTTGCAAACTTACTTGCAGTAACAAAAGAAAATAAATCTAATGATGCATCTGTAATATGATTGCCTAACCCATACCTTGTATCTGTTAACAGGTCTAATAAAATCATTGCTGGACAAGAAGTCCAAACCGCAGCACCCATAACACCATTAAATATATAGTCATCTGGGTATACAATTCTGCCTGTTGCATTATCTACCTGTGGTGTACCTGATCCATTAGCACCTGCACCAGGTATTCTTACTTTAATACCACGTATTCTATATTTACGTCTAGGAATAGAACTAAACTGCTGAGAATCCAAGCGTAAAGATAAATATGCACTATCTGCATATGTTTGCTTATCATCTATTATTTCTGCGAAGCTTGTCCATTGAAATGCGTCTATTAATGATGTAGATGTACTATCAGCAGTTACTCTATTTACTCTTATATCAACAGGAAAATCACCTGTAATATTTACCCTGTAATCTTTTTGATATGCGTCAGCAGTTCTACCTGTAATAGTATCTGTAATAAGTGTTGTAAAACCACCGCTATTATATTGAACTGCTATAGACAGTTGTACAGTAGAACCTAATAAGTCACCTTTTTCTGTTGCTTCTTGTAACTGTGGAAAAGTAACTGCAACCTTTACTGCGTCTACATTTGTATTAGTAATACTTCTTGTTACAGGTGATGCTTTTGTCACTACAACACCTACATCAGTTGTAGATTCTGAACTTTCAATACCTGGTATATGTGTTTGATTATTTGTACCAAATCGAGGTGTAAAACCTACATTCTGAAAATTAAAATCAGTTGTATTTGGACTAGATGAAGATGCTGTAGATTTTAAAACAGGTGTATCATTTAAAAATACGTCTTTTAATGCAGCATTATTATAAATAGTTGTTCCTTTTGTAAGACCTTCTTTTGATGGTGATGAAAAACCTTCTATCTCACCTTCAGATACTAAATCAAGAAAACTAGCAAATTGTTTAGAATGTAAAGTATCAGGTGTTCTTGTTGGTTGTGGTGGTTGTGGTGGTGATGGATTGCCACCTGCACCTTTAATAATCTTTGGTTTAGTCATGCTCTAACCTGCTCAGTATCAATACCTGCACTTATTACAACACTACCTGTAAATATTTCACCATAAACAATAGGATGTGTTGTCCCTGCCCTGCTTGATTGTTGTATTCCACTAAAGCCAAAAGATATTCTAGGGTCAGATGAATTACTAATTTCTTTAGGTTTTGGTACAGGAAATAGCATACCGCTTACACCGCTAAGAACCATACCTGCACCTATCAAACTAACTGCTGTACCAATTTTAGTAGCTAATAAAGCACCTTTAGTTGAAATACCAACAATACCAGCACTAGAACCAAAAAAACTTGTTGTACCAAAAGCACCTGCACCAGGAAACAAAAATGATGCACCTATTAATGCAGCACCAGTAAGTATTCTGCCAACATTACCACCAGCACCACTTATAACAGGTACAAAACTTATATCTTGTTGACCTATAGGGTGTTGTATTTCAGTCTTATCTATCTCATGTTTATTTACGAGTACCTTATATTGTCTGTTAGCCATATATGCTTCTGCATCAGGAAAATTATTTATTAAAAAACTTACAGCCTGTGCTACAGAATGTACTTTTACTTCAAACTGTTTATGGCCTATAAATTCAGCTAAATCACCATATAACTTTACTTTACGCAACATAACGATACCTCCCACCTGTACATTTTAACAACCATTGAGAATAGGGTTCTCTACAAGATAGTCTATCCGTTAAATGGTGTAAAACATCACCATCTAAAAAAATAGCTACATGATTTAAACCAGGAGATCCGATAGACATAAATAACAAATCTCCATAAATAGTTTTTTCTTCTGTTCTAAGTTCTCTAAAACCAGTTCTCCATGCACAAGTTTCAAATAATGGATTAAGAATAAATTCTTCTGGTGTCGGTGGTCTATCCCAATCTTTAAGTTCAATACCTTTTTCTTTTTTATACCAATCTCTTACTAAGCTATAGCAATCAGTAACACCCCAAACCCACGGACGGCCAAGTAAGTCTGGTTTATATCCACACGGTTCACAATAACCCCATTCTTCTGTTTTTGGGTTAATAATATGCCACGGTAGTTTACTTTGTTCACAACTAATCTTATCTGCCTGACTAGCTACAGCAGGTGTTACAGGATGACTATGAACAATAGCAATAATCTCTCCAGTATTATCAGCTTTTACATAATCTTCTGGATCAAGAATAAAACATTGATGTGATGTCATAGATAAATTACGACAAGGATAATATTTTTCTTTTCCTCGAATATTTAATAATAAACCACAAGACTCTTTAGGATCTTGGTTTTTCGCATGAATAAGTGCTTCTTCTTTCCAAGTCATCCAATAAAAGTACCAATACTAGGAAATAAAGCTCTTGTACATTGTCTACCAATTCTTACACCTGCAAGATCAAAAGATGCAGCTAATTCAAATGAAACTACATTTCTATTTTCTGCTGATTTTCTAGCAATAGTATAAGTAATTTCTTCTTTTGCAGAAGGGTCTGGTGTACCTAATGGATTTAACTGTTGTGTTGTAGTAGTTGTAGTTTCTTGTGTTGTTGTATTTGGATTGTTCATAGTAATTGTATTTCCCATTGCGTTGCCATGAACCGTGCAATAGTATCTTAAATCTGATGGTGCATCTGGATATGGTGGCTGGAAAGTTACAGAACTGCCAGCAGAACCTTGAGTCCCAGCAACAGTTACACCTGTTGAATAACTAGCACCAGAATTTTGCTTAATTCTTAATGGATGACCAGAATTAGAACTATGTGATTGATCAAAAATGTAAGTTGATCCACGTTTCATAGTAATAACAGGATTATTACTGCCATTAAGTGCAAAAATATTTACGCCTCCAACATTTACTACTGTTACTGTATAAGTCACCGTTTCAGCGTCAGCAGGGTCTGCAATAGTTTCTGTGGTTGTGGTTGTGGTTGTGGTTACTGGAAAATTAACAGCGTCTATATATTTAGCAGTTGTTCTTATACGTTTTACAGTTGCCCCTGTAAGATCATTACCTGTTGTAACTGTATTGACGTTTAATAATATTGCTGTAATTGTTCCAAGAGCATTACTTATAGATATTGTTGGTCTAGGTATCTGTCCACGTTGATATGCAAAACCACTTGCCTCTACAGGAAAACGTAAATATTGGTTTCCACCGAAAACTAATTGACCATTAAGATTTAAATTACTACCTGCATGGAATCTATAAGTTTGTGTAGAACCGTGTAATGTAGCGTCAGTTGTCAGTTCAAATAATTCAATTACAGCAGATGGATTAAGACTTTGTAAGTCTGTAATAATAGGTGCTGTACTCATGGTTCAAACACCTCTCTAAATGTTGCAGTTATCGTAGCTCTATTAGGAAAGTCTATTTTTTTTTGCCATGTATCGCATACAAATTTATATGATGAACTTTCACCAGGTGGTGTGTAATCAAAGCTAGCCCTATCTTCTGCCCTGCCATCTAAAAATGTTTCTATAGTATCGCTATCTGTTTCTGTAATATTATTCCATGCAAGATTATATATTTTTGCATTTTGATGTTCACTAAGTCCTAGTTGTATTCTATGTTCATAACCATCAGCAAACCTTATTACTCTAGTATTAGGTGCTGATCTTTTTGTTAAACCATAACTAGGTTCTATAGATGGAAATGTTGCCATTATGCTAATAATCCTCCTGGTCTTTTCTGTTTTATTAATTCTGATTGTATAGCAACAGAAATTACCCTGCCTAATTCTCTACCACCTTGTTCACTACCTTCTACAGAACTACCAGAAGCATCTACATTAACAACAATATTACCAATACCAGAACCTGTTGCCTGTACACCTAATTTACCATTGCTACCTCTAGATAACGGTAGAATAGCTTCACTACCTGCTTCTCCTAAAATGCCAAGATTACCAGCCCCTCCATATTGAAAAAATGTAGGTTTATCTACAACACCACCTTTTGCATAACCCTTAACTAAACCTTGTTGATTAAATACATTACCATCAGCGTTAAATAAACCTGTTATAAAATTAGTAAATGGTTTAGTAATTGTTTGCTGAATAGCAATACGTACCATATCTGAAATAATCGAGTTTGCAAAATTCCTAAAATTTAAAGTACCTGTCATAACAAATTTAACAAGTGCATCTTCCATACCTTTTATACCCTTAATAACAACATCACCAAACGCATCACCAACACCTTTAATACTATTTTTAAAAGTTTCAATTTTTGCGAGTGTTGCTTCACCAAAAGTTCTATTTAACATATTGCCAGTTTTCTTTCCATATTTTTCACTTGCCTCAGCAGAACCATTAAATATTTCATCAAAAGTTTTCATGCTTTTACCAAAATCTTGTGCTGATTCTGAATAAAATTTCTTTATTTCTTCAAATGCACCTTTAAAATCACCTTTCCTCAATGCATTTAGTGCTTTAAGCTGCTGCATTAAACTAAAACCTAAAATTTCAAAACCTTTATATGCAGTAAAGGCAGTTGCAGCAAGTATTTTTAAACCTCCATTTAATATAAATAGCAATTCATTTAAATTATTACCTTCTATTGTTATGCCACTAAACATTTCTACTAAATTATTAAGTGTAGGTAATAAACCATCTGCTAATTGTCTACTAAAACCTGTTGCCTTAAAACCAAGCATTGTCATCTGGTCATTAAAAAATTCTGCATTCTGTGCAAATCTTTCTGATACTTCAAAATTGAATTCTTCTAATGCAAATTTACCTTCATTTAGAAGATTAACCATTTGTGATCCAGACCTACCAAATATTTCCATTGCAATAGCTGATTTAGTAACGCCATCTTCCATTTGTGCAAATTTATCTGATATTTCTCCTAATACCTGTTGATTAGTTTTTAAAGTTCCATCTGTATTTTTTACAGAGATGCCTAAATCATCAAAAGCATCTTTATATGTAGCAACACCTTGATCTGCCTCCCTCATAGATTGTGCTAATCTTCTTAAACCTTTTTCTATAGTTTCCTGACTTACACCAGCTAATTTTCCAGCGTTAACATATGCCTGTAATGTATTAGCCGCTATACCTGTCTGTATTTCTAATTTACCAAAAGCATCTGCTGCATCTATAGAGCCTTTTACCATACGAACAAAAGCACCAGCAGATAATATTAGTCCTAATGTTGCAAATGTCTTATTTAATCCAGACATTGCCATACGTAAATTTTTTACCCTACCCTGTACGCCCTGCATAGAGTTGCCAAGACGTTTTATAGAACCTGCACCTACAGTTTTTGCTGCTACTACTAAATCAAATTTTGCAGCCATTTATTTATTCTCCTTATTTATTGTCTGTAATATTGAAGCTTCAATGACTTGTATGCTTTCCATTAAGTCTAAAGGCTTATCTGTATATAGTTTAATCATTTCTAAGACAGATGTATAGTCTAAACCAATTATTCCACCCATACCTACACGCCATTGCGTTTGTACTTTTATAAACATCATTACAGCTTCCCAATTTTCTATATATACATAAAAATCTTTTTCTGCTTCTTTTTTTTCTACAGTAACGCCTAATACTGCATCATCTTCTGCTGTTTTATCTATGACAGTTGAACCAGAAGCCCAATATTCACCTGCCCCTATAAGTTTTTTATGTTCTTATTTTTACAAGATTCTACAAACGCATAAGATATTGCAGTTGCAACACCTCTAACATCTAATAATTTATCTCTATTAGATTTGTTATAAGGTACTTCAGATCCATCTGACATTTCCATACCTTCCCAGCCGATTAATATTTCTTTTGCAACATCTACAGCTAACATTTCCTGATTAGCTACCTGTTGCATCATTTCCTGTAGTCTGGATTCAGATACATTTTTAAATTCTGCATAAAAGTCCTGTGTTTCTGTTTTCTTTCCAACAGGTACTTCTATTTCTACTCTGCATTTGTAGGTATCGCTCTGGTCTAAAACAAAAGCCATAAAAATCTAGTAACTATTTACTAGGGTATACCCTAATTTAGGTAAATACAAGGCTAAATTCATTATTAGCTGCAGCAGTTGGTGTTGCGTAGAATGGAAGGTTTAA